TCTCGCGAGCGTTATTCTTTTGGCTGGTCAGATCCATTGGGTATGTTCGGCTCTGCTGGTGCTTAATCAGCGGCAAAGAAAAAGGGGGCTTCGGCTCCCTTTTTTGTTGCATTAGATTTATTGAAGTGGTATAAACACATTAGCCCGGGGAATCCGGTGCATCAAACTGACCCGGCAGACGACATACCGATTGATGCGCTGATCTTGTATGTAAGGACAATTTATCATGGCAATTTCAACCACACAGAGTATTTGGCGTTCTGGAGGCGGTGATCAAACTCGCACCGCTTACTGTGGCTCCGGCTTAATGGCCGCCCAGTTCTACATTTCCGGCGCTTCTGCAGCTGGTACATCCGCTAAAGTTTCTTCAGCCACTGGCGCTCCAGCAGTTGTTTTGCCTGCTGGTGCTATCGTTGTTGAGATCCAAGCTGTTTGTGCGGCTACTGGCGGTACAACTCCTACCTTTGACATGGGCTTCACTTTGTACGGTACTTCTACCGCTACAAACACAGGCTTGATCTCTGCGGCCGTAGCCACAACTGGCAAGCTGGTGATTAACCAAGCTTCTGCTACTGCTGGCGCTAACATGGGCACCACAATGTCTACAACTAAGTTGGTGACTATCACTGGCGGCGGCACTTCTGGTGATGCTCCTACTGGTGGTTCTATCACTGGTACGATTCTGTACTTCGTTGCTGACCCATTGCTTGGCCAACAAAACGATTAATTGATCTAGGGGGCTTCGTGCCCCCGTTTTAAAGGAGATTAATTATGGCAATGCAATATGACGTTAAATCGACTTCTGCGGCGGCAGGAGCTACAACCACTATCTTTGGTGGCCCAGCTCGTATCAAAGGTTTGACTATTAGTTATCCATCTGGTGGTACTGTCGTTTTAAACGATGGCACTGGTGGTACGGCTAAGTTTTCCTTTACTGCTCCAGCGGCGGCAGGCTCAATCAACATTTTGATTCCAGGCGAAGGTATTAAGTGCAACACAAACATTTCCGCAGTTTGTGCCGCTTCTACTACAGCAGTGGTGTTCTATGGCTGAATCAAAACAAGCAGTTCTGGCTGGGCGTAAGCTATTCATAGCTATCCCGGCCTATGACGGCAAGATCAATATCAAGACTGCGTACAACCTTGCGGCGTTAATGCCCAAGGCTATGCAGTTTGGTGTTGCCGTTAATATGGGCGATGTGTCTGGGTGCTCAATCATCACTATGGCTAGAAACCAATTGGTGCATGAGTTCCTTAAGTCAGATTGCACAGAGCTGTTGTTTGTTGATTCTGATGTGATTGCTACACCAGATGACATCCTGAGACTGATGGCCCAGAGCCACGGCAAAGACATCACGGCCGGAGCCTACCCCCGTAGAGCCAAAGACCGCTACTTCTTTGCTGATCTGTATTTTGATGAAAACCAAGACCTAGAGTTTGATGGCTCACTGATGCGCGTAGAGCGTGTCGGTACTGGTTTTATGTTGATCCAGCGCCATGTACTTGAGGACATGGTTAAAGCTCACCCAGAGTGGACATATGAGTTTAAAGGCGAGCAGATCACCGCGCTATTTGACTTTCAAATCAAAGATGGAAAGTATGTAGGCGAGGATTACTTGTTTTGTGATCGAGCTCGAGAGCATGGATATAAGATTTACATCGATGTTGACATTAGTTTGCCGCACGTTGGAACAGATACATTTGAGAACAACTTCCGAGAAGAGGTAGTGATTCCTCTACTGGAAGCCGTCCGTAAGTCCAAACTGAAAGTAGCAAATGGCTAAGACAGCAGCATGGCAGAGAAAAGAAGGAAAGAGCCCGACTGGTGGATTGAATGCCAAGGGACGCGCCTCCGCGAAAAAGCAAGGCATGAACTTGAAGCCTCCCCAGCCAGAAGGCGGCTCCCGCAAAGACTCATTCTGTGCGAGGATGGGCGGCATGAAGAAGAAGTTAACCAGCGAAAAGACGGCCAAAGATCCGGATTCACGCATCAATAAAGCATTGAGGAAATGGAAATGCTAGATCTGAATACAGTTTGGTCGGCCACATTAACACTGTTAATGTCAGTTATGGGCTACATAGTGAATGAGAAGTTCAGGGAACTGTCTCGCATTACTATATTGCTCAACAAAACCCGCGAGGAGGTTGCCCGTGATAACGTTACTCAAGCAGAAGTTGACCGCATTACAAGTCACATTGACCAACGCTTTAACAAGCTTGAAGAAAAGATTGACCAGCTTATTCGGCAGGGGCGATAATGCCAAGCAAGAGTAAAGCTCAACATAATTTCATGGCGGCGGTGGCTCACAACCCAGCGTTTGCTAAGAAAGCAGGCGTCCCACAGTCTGTGGGTAAAGAGTTTAACGAGGCTGATAAAGGCCGTAAATTTTCTAAAGGTGGCGATATGAAAGAATCTAAAGCAATGGTTAAAAAAGAAATCGGTTTTATGAAAAAAGCCGGTGCTCCTAAGTCCATGATCAAGCATGAGATGGCTGAAGCCAAAGGTATGAAAAAAGGTGGCATTGCTACCTCTTTAAAAGCTCATGCCGCAGCCCCTGCATCTAAAGCACATGGTATGGCCGCTGGTGGATACACACGCGCTGCTGACGGTATTGCTACTAAAGGCAAGACCAAAGGTATGCAAGTAAAAATGCGCGGCGGCGGAATGTGTTAAGGAGCTGATATGCCTGAAGTCCAATACCCATACAAAGGCACCACTGACATGGAGCTGGAGATCGAAGATCGTATGCGCGATCAAGCTGGTGCTGGCCGTGGCCGTCAAGGCGGTCCTACAGCCAAAGAGCTGGAAGACTATGATCGTAAGATGAATCGCGGCATCTTCACAGCTGAGATGGGCAAGCCCCCTCAAGATGTAGATGGTGGCTCAGCGGCTCCTAAAAAGAAGGTTGTTAAGAAAGCTGGAGGCGGCATGACTGCTTCTAAGCGTGGTGATGGTATTGCTGAGCGCGGTAAAACGCGCGGAAAGATGTGCTAAATCATGATGGGAAGCCGTGGAATGGGAGCTATCCGTGCTACAAAGATGCCCAAGGGCGTTCGTAAAGCACGGCGTGATGACACAGACTTTACTGAATACGCTGAAGGCGGTCCTGTTGGTTTGTATGCCAACATTAATGCCAAACGTAAACGTATAGCCGCTGGATCAAAAGAAAAAATGCGTAAGCCTGGCTCTAAAGGTGCACCCACAGAACAGGCGTTTATTAACTCTGCAAAGACTGCTAAAAAATGACCACTACAGGAACCACAGCCTTTAACATGGAGTTCACCGAGCTCGCTGAAGAGGCGTGGGAGAGAGCTGGCCGTGAGATGCGTACTGGTTATGACCTACGCACAGCTCGCCGCTCTCTTAACCTGATGACCATTGAGTGGGCTAATCGCGGCATCAATATGTGGACGATTGAGACAGGGACTATTACTCTGACTCCGGGATTGGCCACATATGCCTTGCCTACAGATACGATTGACTTGCTGGACCATGTGATCCGGACACAAGCCAACAACTCATCTACTCAAGCCGACCTGAGTATTACGCGAATCAGCGTTTCTACTTACGCCACAATCCCTAATAAGCTGGTTCAAGGCCGGCCTATTCAAGTGTGGATTCAGCGTTTATCGGGCGAAACAAACCCAACAGCGGCCGTTCTTGATGGCGCTATTACATCAACAGACACAACGATTGTTTTGAGTACTGTTGACGGTCTGGCTGGCTCTGGATTTATTCGTCTTGGCACAGAAGACATTTACTACACATACATCACCGGCAACACGCTGGGAGGTGTATTCCGTGGCCAAAACAACACAACGGCAACCGCTCAAGCTGATGGCACAGCTGTGTTTGTGCCCCAGTTGCCGGCCATAACAGTGTGGCCTACGCCTGATAACTCACAGCAGTACCAGTTTGTGTATTACAGAATGCGCCGCATCCAAGACGCTGGCTCTGGTATACAGACATCCGATATGAATTTCCGATTTCTGCCATGTGTAGCGGCCGGATTAGCCTACTACATAGCCATGAAGGTGCCTGAACTGCAAGGCCGTCTGGATATGCTCAAGAGGGTTTATGACGAACAATATGCTTTAGCGGCACAGGAAGACCGAGAGAAGGCTACATTGAGGTTGGTGCCTCGTATAGCGTTTATTGGTGGGGGTTCTTAATGCCAACGCCATTTGCATCCGGTAAATATGCAATTGCCGAATGTGATCGGTGTGGGCAGCGCTATAAGTTGAAACAGCTGAAGATGGAGGTCATTAAGACCAAGCTGTATCAGCTGAAGGTATGTGAAGATTGTTGGGATCCAGACCAGCCTCAGTTACAGCTGGGTATGTATCCTGTTAATGATCCACAGGCTTTGTATCAGCCACGGCCAGATACAACGTATGTGACGGCCGGCTTGAATGCAAGTGGCAATTTAACAGGTGGTTCTCGAGATATTCAATGGGGTTGGTTTCCAGTCGGTGGTTCTAGTGAATATGACGCATATTTAACACCAAACTACTTGGTAGGAACGGCAGAAGTTGGTACAGTTACGATAACAGTTTCATAGGAGCTAAAAATGGCATACACAAGATCAGCAGACGGCATCGCTAAAAAAGGCAAGACCGAAGGCAAAAACTTGGGAGACAGCGGTCCCAAGGCTAAAATGACAATGGGCGGCAAGAAAACTGCCGGCGTGACTGGTGAGGCTATGCGTAAAGTAGGCCGTAACATGGCTCGCGCAAACAACCAAATGCGAGGCTAACATGGCTAAATACAGCAAAATGATGATGGGTAAAGAAGTTGGCGATGCCAAAGTCTATGCTCCGCCACACACCATGACTGGCGAAAAAGTTACAGGCAAAGAGAATCCTGGCTCTGGCCCTAACATGAGCCGTGCTGATACAGTCAAGATGACTGTTGGTAACATTAACAAATCTTCTGGTGGTGAGCCTAAGACTTCCGGCATCAAGATGCGTGGTACTGGCGCGGCTACTAAAGGCTTGATGAGCAGAGGCCCGATGGCATGAACTACTCTCAGCTTGTTGTTGCTGTTTCTGACTACTGTGAGAATTCATTTCCCACAGTGGACATGAACACCTTTATTACACAAGCCGAACAGAGAATTTACAACACCGCCCAGCCTGCCAATCTGCGAAAGAATGTGACGGGCACGATTACCTCTACAAACAAGTACTTGTCTGCCCCAGAGGACTTTCTGTCTGTATACAGCCTTGCGGTTTATCCCAAAAACACCACAACAGCCACTGGCACTCTTGGCCAGAAGACAATTGTTGTGGCGTCAAACACGGGTATTAGGGTTGGCCATCAAGTGACTGGCTCTGGTATTGGCTTAAATGCTTTGGTAAGAAGTGTGGCCGGAACGACAGTTACCCTGACTGTGGCCAATAGCGGCTCTGTGTCGGGTTCGGTGGTGTTTCAGGGTGACTATTACTACCTGTTGAATAAAGATGTTAACTTCATTCGTGAAGCCTATCCTTTGTCGGCATATGCAGATGAGCCAAGGCACTACGCGATCTTCGGACCGACAACTACAGGTAGTGGCGACATTACAAACGAGCTGTCTTTCATTATTGGCCCAACGCCTAATAGTACTTACAGCGCAGAGCTTCATTACTACTATTACCCTGAGTCTATTGTGACTGCTGGGACAACGTGGCTGGGTGACAACTTTGATTCTGTTCTTTTGTATGGAACGATCTGTGAAGCGCTCATGTACATGAAGGGTGAGGCCGACATGGTTAAACTGGCTCAAGACCGTTATGTGCAGGCTATTGCTCTGTATAAGAACTTGGCAGATGGTAAGCAGCGCGCTGATGCTTATCGTGATGGACAAGTTAGGATCTCAGTATCATGAGTATTGTCCAAACCCAGACAACCAGCTTCAAGGCCGAGCTGTATCAAGGCGTCCACGATCTTACAACTGATGAGATTAGGATTGCTTTGTACACGGCCAGCGCCAATTTGAATGAGGCAACCACAGCTTATTCCTCAACAAATGAAGTTGTGGCCACTGGCTATACAGCTGGTGGTTCTGTATTAACACCGGTGACTGTTAATTCTTCTGGGTTCACGGCTTATGTTGGGTTTCCCAATATATCTTGGACGGCCGCATTAACAGCTAGGTGTGCTTTGATCTATAACGTTACACAGGGTAATAAGTCTATTGCCGTGCTGGACTTTGGATCTGACAAAACATCAACAACCACTTTCACAATCACCATGCCGGCCAATACGGCTTCGGCGGCTCTCATTAGGAGTTCAAATTGATCGTTACTACAACCAAAGGCGAAATGGATGATTCTCTTCTTGAAAAAAAAGAAGGTGTCGTAGATAATGATGACGAGTACACCACTTGGGTGGAGTATTGGCTTGATGGCGAGCTGGTTCACCGATCAGCTCATGTGACTTTAAAGAAACCTACAACTTACACCGTTGCTGAAGCAGCGTCTATTGCATAAGGAGCCACCATGGCAAATACTCAATCAATGTGCACTTCGTTCATGGGCGAACTCATGACGGCTACCCACAATTTCGGTACAGCGCCTATTCGTGCGGCAACCACTGCCGATACATTCAAGGCGGCCTTGTATTTAACTTCAGCCACTATTAACGCAGCTACTACAGCGTACTCTTCTACCGGTGAAGTTACTGGTACAGGCTATACCGCTGGCGGTGTGACGGTGACTAACGCTACGGCTCCTATTGCCACAAATAGCTCAGCGACTGCTGGCGTGGCTTACTGGACACCTTCGGCATCTATTACTTACACGACTGTGACTTTGAGCACAGCGTTTGATGCTGTGTTGATCTATAACAGCAGTCAGTCTGACAAAGCTGTTTCTGTACATACATTTGGTTCACAGACCATTACGGCCGGCACGTTCACTCTGACCATGCCTTCCAACACCACTACAACCGCTTTGCTGCGCTTGTCCACAACCTAAAAGGTAAGCCATGTCTCTCGGCTGGGGTGACGGCGCGTGGGGGAGTAATGGCTGGGGCGGTACTCTCGATGCAACAGGCGTTGCCGCTACCGGTGCGGTCGGCTCTGTCACGGCCAATATCACAGTCGCTCTCACGGGTGTAGCCGCATCTGGCTTAGTTGGAGATGTAGCTGAATCAATTATTATCCCAGAGCAGGGGGATGTAGCAACAGGCGAAGTTGGTACGGTTGTATCCAATATCTCTGTTGCCATATCTGGCGTTAGTGCTTCTGGTGAGGTTGGTAGCGTAGTCCAAAGCAAAAACATTGCCTTAACTGGAGTATTGGCTTCTGGGTTGGTTGGTTCTGTTGTTGGATCTTCAACGGCCACATTAACAGGTGTTAATGTCGCTGGCTTTGTTGGGACGGTTACTTCAGATAAGACAGCAGCAATAACTGGCGTAGATGGCAATGGAAGTGTTGGGACTGTTTCTCCAGTATTGGAAATAGGAGTTACGGGCGTTGAAGCCACAGGAATTGCTGGCCAGGTCATTGTTCCTCTGCTTCCAAATAGCGCGATTGGTGAAGTTGGATCTGTATCGGCAGACAGGGAAATTGCGCTGACTGGGGTGGCTTCCAGCGCGGAGGTTGGCTCAATGACACTGGGTCCTCGTTTAATATCGTTGACTGGAAACCTTGCCAGTGGTTTCACAGGTGAATTGATTGCTGTTTATTGGGGTGTAATAGATGACAGCGAGAATGCAAACTGGCAAAATATTGACAACTCACAGACACCCATTTGGGATACAGTTGCGAATGAGCAAACGCCCGATTGGGATGGAATAGTAACTAGAGGTTAAAAACATGACTACAGCATATACATCACTCTTAGGTCTGGCCCTTCCAGTCACGGGGGAATTGAGCGGGACTTGGGGCGACACGGTTAACGACTCTATTACCTCCTTGCTCGACACCGCAGTAGCAGGCACGACCAACGTTAGTGCTGATTCAAATGTCACACTGACCACAACCACTGGTGCTTCTAACCAAGCGCGGCAAGCTATTTTGTTGTTCTCTGGTGCGCGTACAGCTATTCGCACAGTGACTGCTCCGGCCCAGTCAAAGATTTATACAGTTATCAATGCAACTACAGGCGGCTTTGCTGTTACTTTGGTTGGTGCTGGCCCGACTACGGGTTTGACTATCCCCAACGGTGCATCGGCTGTTATTGCGTGGAACGGTTCTGATTTTGTGGAGATTGGCACATCTAGTATTGGCAATCTGACTGTTAATGGAACGCTTACAGTTACCGGAACTTCTACACTTCAAGGTCTAACAGTAGGCCGTGGTGCAGGTGCTGCGGCTTCCAATACTGTTGTTGGTGCTAGTGCTTTGGCGGCTAATACAACAGGAATAGAGAATGGTGCTTTTGGTGGTAATGCTTTGCAAGCAAACACTACTGGAAACTCCAATAATGCTTTTGGGCGTTTTTCTTTAGCCGCAAATACAACTGGTGGAAGTAACACATCAATGGGCCATGCGGCCCTAGCATCCAACACCACATCAAACGACAACACCGCTGTTGGTTATCAGGCTTTGTTTACTTACAACAGAACCGCAGACACCTTTGCTCGCAACACGGCTGTTGGTTCGCAGTCGATGCTTCTGTTGACCACTGGACAAGAAAACACCGCAGTTGGTCGAGCGTCTTTGAGAAGCGCTACGACTGGTTCTACGAATGTGGCAGTTGGAGAGGAAACCCTTTATTCCAACACCACAGCAAATAACAACACCGCTGTAGGCTATCAGTCTATGTATTTCAATACGACTGGCGCATCTAACTCAGCGTATGGTTTTGCGGCATTGCAAGCAACTACTACAGGATCTTCTAATACTGCCGTTGGTCAAAATGCTTTATTGTTAAACACCACAGCCTCCAACAATACTGCTCTAGGTTTTGAGGCGGGTCGTAGCAATACAACAGGTATTGATATGACAGCCGTTGGTATTTATGCTCTTTACGCCAACACAACTGGCTCACAAAATACCGCAATAGGCAGACAAGCACTTGTTTCTAACACCACAGCATCTGGCAATACTGCTGTAGGTTATCAGGCGGGGTATAGCAATACGTCAGGTACACAATTGACCGCCGTGGGCTATCAGTCTTCGTATGGAAGCACAACGGCTCCCGGTATAACTTCTGTGGGTTACCAAGCCAACTACACAGGCCAGACGGCTGGTAACGGCTCGACAAGCGCATTTGGATACCAAGCTTTATACAACAACCTAAATGCAAACGATGCGTTTGGCTATGAATCACAGAAGGCAACTACAACTGGCTACTTCAACGCTTCGTTTGGTTTCTATTCGTTGAGGGCCAATACAACTGCGGCGTTTAATACTGGTTTAGGTGCGTACGCCCTTTACTCCAACACCACAGCATCTGGCAATACTGCTGTAGGTTATCAGGCGGGGTATAGCAATACGACTGGTTTGCTTGATGCCTTTGGTGCATTCGCACTTTTATCAAACACAACAGGACAGTTCAATAAAGCGTTTGGAGAGTCTGCACTTCGTTCAAACACTACTGGTGCGGCCAACTGCGCTTTTGGCGGTTCTGCGCTTAGAGAAAATACAACGGCTTCAAACAATTCTGGTTTTGGTGAAAGTGCGCTTAGAGCAAACACTACTGGAACTAGCAACACCGCTATTGGAGCTAACGCTGGAGATTTAATTACCACTGGCTCTAAAAACACCATCATTGGTCGCTACAACGGCAACCAAGGTGGCCTAGACATTCGCACATCAAACAACTACATCGTGCTGTCTGATGGGGATGGTAATCCACGGGGATACAGCAACGCAACAGATTGGTATTTTTCTGGCGCTGTTAGGCCATTGCCGGGCGGTAGCGGAGATGCTCTTTATCTTCTTAGGTCATCTAATGTCAACATGAGACTTACGCCATCGGCTGACCTTTACATACTTGATACTAATGGTTCATGGACTAACGCTGTTCGTGCGGGTTCATTTGCCACTATGTCGGACATTCGTTTCAAAGAAAATGTAACTTTCTTGCAAGATGGAACTCTTGCAAAACTTTTGAATGTTCAGCCCATCAATTACACAGTAAAGAATAGCAATCAAAAACAACAGATTGGATTTTCTGCACAAAATTTGATTGATGTTTTTCCTGAGTTTGTTGATGGCAAAGAAGATGCTTTTGGGTATGGAGTTAACTATGCTCAATTTGTCGCTGTTCTTACCAAAGCCATACAAGAACAACAAGCAATCATTGAATCACTCAAGGCACGTTTGGATGCCGCTAACCTTTAAAGGAAAACCATGACTATTGAAACTCAAACCCCAACCGCAGAAGAAATTGCTCGTCACTACAGTGCCGCAATGGACTCAGTAAACCTGATTAACGCAGGGAAGCCTGAACTTATGTCTGACGAAGACTGGGCTGACACTGTTGCTCGTAATGTTGCCCATTTAGAAATTATGGTTGCCAAGGACTTTATGCAGGGTCAAGACTTGGCTCCGCTAAATGCCGCTATTGCCGCTGGTAAGTAATGTTCTACGTCTACGAGCACATTCGGCTTGACACCAATACCGTCTTTTATGTCGGCAAAGGTAAGGGCCGTAGGTGTTTTGAGGCAAGGCGCAGGAATCAACACTGGAAACGTGTTGTTGCAAAAGCTGGCGGCTTTGATGTTCGTGTTGTTGTAGACAAAATTGACGAAGAACTTGCTTTTTTGGCTGAACAAGAACTGATCTCAAAACTTAAATCACAAGGCGCATCTCTCACCAACCTGACCGATGGTGGGGAGGGTTCTTCTGGCTATCGCCATACTGATGACGCAAGGACAAAGTTTAGTGAAACAATGGCTCGTACAATGGAAACATACAAGCATATTGTTAGAGAACGACAGCTTGGCGAAAACAATAGCGCAAAAAAATTAGGTGTTGGCGATAAAATATCAAAAGCATTGCGTGGAAGAAAGTTAAGTTCTGAGCGTAAAGCAAAGAGTTCATTGCCTCGTGGTAAAAACCCAAAAGCAGTTAAAGTATCTCTTGATGGAAAACAATTTGGTTGCATCAAAGATATGGCTGAATTTATTGGGATGCCCTATCCAACACTCGTAAAAAGGATGAGAAAAATGAATAAATACGACTGGACTACAGAAAACTTAGCACCCCTGCAAGCCGCATCCGTTTAAACAGGAAGCTGCCACCTGAGTTTGGCAGTAATTAAAGGAAAAATCATGGGAAAAAATGAAAAGACCCCTGTGACAATCGATGGCGTTGAGCACCAGTTTGAAGACCTGACACCCCAGCAGCAAGCGCTACTGAACCATGTCGCAGATTTAGATCGCAAACTAGACTCAGCAAGATTTAACGTAGATCAGCTCCAAGTGGGAAGAAACGCCTTCTTTGAGTTACTGAAGCAAGCTCTGGCCGAACCCAAGGTGTCGGACGTAGAGCCTAAGTAACCTTGTCTGGGGGGCTTCGGCCCCCGCTGTTTGGTTACTGGAATTTGTTTTGAGTTGTACCTATGATTCCAATAGACCCGATAACAGCGTTAGAAGGACTACAGACTGCAATCAGCGTAGTCAAAAAGGCAAGCAAGGTCGCAAGTGATCTAGCGGGATTGGCTCCATCCATTTCGCGGCTTTTTGATGCCAAGAGCACCGCTACCAAGGCGATGCTTCAAGCAAAGCGTACAGGTGGTAAATCTAACCTAGGTGCGGCATTACAGATTGAGATGGCCTTGGATGAGGCCAAGCGGTTTGAAGAACAGCTAAAGATGCTGTTCATGCAGGCGGGACGCATAGACGTATGGAATGCAACCAAGGCTCGGCAAGCTGAGATGGACAGAGATGATGCCAGAGAAATGGCAGAGCTAAAGGCTGAAGAGAAGAAGCGCAAGGAAGCCGAGCGAGAACAGATGGAATGGGCAGTTGGGATTGTCGTGATCGTGATGCTCTTAGGTGCAGTTGGCTGGGGGCTTAACGAGATGGCTGAACTGTGTGCCAAGACAGGGTGTGGTCGGTGAATGAGTACCAGAAACAGTTTGACCTCTTCCTTAAAGTCTTTGTCAGGCTGTGTATTGCTTGGTATGTCGTTGGTTTTTTGCGCTTCCTGCCTGATGAGTTGGCCGACAAGGTTGTAAACAAACTACTGGGAATGATTGGTCTATGAGTGACGAAAAGCCAGCAGACGTATTGAGCAAGGTGCTGTCCTATGTGGATAGCCCGTTTAAACTGTTTGCGCTGTTGCTCATGGCGGTGTTTGCATTTGCTGGGTACTTTGTCTGGCAGAACCAAGAACTATTGATGGGCGCGTACAAAGAGTCCAAGAAGATGCCAAGCATTGTTGAGGACAGGGTGGAAGACGCTGCCGCCCACTTGTTTAAAACAACTAACGCTACCATTGTGGCTGTATTTAAAGTAAACCCTATGTTTGGAACCAGAGTGCTGTATCGTGCTTACACCAAAGAGGGTAGAGACAAAACCAATGATGGGCTTGATGTTGGGTTGTTTACTCAAAACCAAGCTAACAACGCTGATGTGATTAAACTGATGGCAAGTGAGATTCCTTGTGGCGAGTACAAGTCAGCGCAATCGGAAATGGGTTTATGGTATATCGCCAAGGGGGTTGCCTACACTTGCCGAGTCAGCATCCCACCTGATCCAAGCCGGTTTGTTGGACAAATTACTGTAGGCTGGGATAATGAGCCTGCTGACATTCAAGTAACAAGAACCATGATGGAAATTGCAGCAACCATGCTCAGTAAAAGCAAACAGTAAAGGATCAATATGCTGACACTACTCTCAACCTTAATCTCATTTCTGATGGGCGGTTTGCCCAAGATTTTGGAATTCTTTCAAGACCGGGCAGACAAGAAGCATGAGTTAAACCTTGCCCAGATGCAGATACAGCGTGAATTGGAACTACGCAAAGCTGGCTTTGAGGCACAAGAACGTATTGAGCACATCAAGTCAGAACAGTTGGCAACCGAGAGCGCAGCTAATACAACACAGGTTCTGATCGGTGCTCAGCAGGCTGAAATGCAGGCTATCTATGCCCACGATACAAGTTTAAACGAGGGGACTTCCACATGGATGAAGAACCTCAGAGCTTCTGTTCGCCCCGTTATCACATACGGATTCTTCTTCCTGTTGTTGTTTATTGACATTGGCCTGTTTGCCTACGGCTGGAATAGTGGCGTACCATTTACAGAGTTAGCAGAGATGCTGTGGGACTCTGACACCCAAGCGTTGTTTGCCAGCATCATTGCTTTCCACTTTGGTGGCCGGGCGTTTGGCAAATGAACATCTCAGCCAAGTGCCTTCACATGATCCGCCATCACGAGGGCGTGAGGCAGAATCCCTACAAATGCCCAGCCAAGTTGTGGACTGTGGGCGTTGGGCACGTTATGTTCCCAGAGCAAGGCAAGCTAAAGATAGACCAGCGGGATGCTTTTGTGCCCCCGCCAGAGGCCATGCGTAAACACTCAATGGAGGAAGTAGATGCAATACTTAGGGCAGACCTTGCTCGGTTTGAGAAAGGCGTGGCTACTTATTGTCCTGTGCCTCTTACTCAAGGACAGTTTGACGCATTGGTATCTTTTGCTTTCAATGTAGGACTTGGCACACTCCAGCGTTCAACTCTGCGTCAAAAGGTACTGCGTGGTGATATGGCCGGTGCAGCAGAAGAGTTGTTGAAATATTGCATGGCGGGGGGTAAAATTCTCAAAGGGCTGCAGAATCGCCGTATTGACGAGCGGGCCGTGTTTTTATCCTAGGACTGCCCATGCTTAAAAAA